AAGAAGAGCACAAATGAGCAAAAAGCTAGATGCTCTTTCCCAAATGATAAGACTTAAGAGAAGGTATGTAAACTACATAACCCAGTTAGAATCTTTGGCCGCACAAAGAATAAAGGTTCTTATTACTGTAGAAACAGAAGAATTAGAAAAGTATAAACAAATATTCTTTGACATTCCTATTGATTCAGAGAAGAGAATGGGCCTAAGATCATCGCACGGTGATCTGGATGATTTAGAAGGAGATGCTCATCCGCAGTATTTAAGAAGAGATGGTGGGATAATCACTGGAGATATTGATGTAGCCGAAGGTGTAAAAATTGGTGGCGTAAATGTGTCAAACCATTCCCATTCTGGGATAGATGGGTCAATGCCGATTAGTGCGTCTGCTATAGATTATTCATCTGCTAGAGATGATTATTATAATTCAGCTTTGACTAGCCCTTATAGCAATTTAACTTTAACCAATTTAACTCAAAGCATTTTAACTGGTGGCGGTGTAATTTTTGATGCCACATTCGAAGTAGAAATAGAAGATGATAAATTAAACTCATATGAGTTTGAAATATTGTATAATGAGGTATAAATATGACTTGGTTTACTTATACAAAATCTTCAGCAACAATAACTCCCCCTGTAAGAAGAAAGATAATATTTCCACACTTAAATGAACATTTAAAAGTTGGAGATTGGCTACAGGTTAATCTTAATGATCTAGACTTGAATAGATATTATTATTTTGAAGATGGTCTTATCAAAAATAAAGCTGATTCAGACTCCTACGTGGTGGTTTATGAAACGGATACTGCGTATACAGTTACTCAAAGCTTATTGGTCGGTACGCCACTATTACCTAGCTATAAGAATAATCTATGGTTCAAATCAGTTACAGCTGTTAATGCAAGCGAAAAGCCATTAGGTAATTACTATATCTATTACCACAAAGATGATATACAATATTTGTCATTGTCGGGTAACAGCTATGTTGCAACCACTAACCCAGGTGGAGCAAATTTTATAGGAAGTGAAACTCAAGGATCATCTAACAGTATAAACTTTTATTCAACCGTAGTCACTGGAGATTCTTTAAACGCAAGAATTGCAAATATAAGCTATTTAGGTGATACTGGAATTTGGAGTAATAAAAAAAGTTCAACTCCTGGTTCAAAACTAATGGGAAGTTTTTCAGGTCCAAACTTAAAAATATACGCAGAAAAAAGTCCAAGTTCTGGAATAGCAACTTTAAAAATAGTTAAGACTTCAGCCAATGGTGCTGGTCAAAGTATTGTAAAAGGAAATATAGAATTAGATTTGTACGCATCAACAACCCAGGAAAACCAATTAATATATACGTTTAGTGTTGAAGATCTAAACATGTTTTCAACTTATGATGAAATATATGGAGAATTTACTTTTGAAATTGAAGTAAAATCAAACAAGAACACAAGCTCTACAGGCAATAACATAAAAATAGAAAATTATTCTTTTTCTAAAAACTATTTGCTAGAGATCGATCAAGAAGAAATTAACCCAAGCATATCTTTTAAAACAACGGGTAGTGTGAAATAATGGCAAAAATAGTTAAAACAATAACAGGCTTAAAACCTGATCAAGATTATCTTGTAGCGCTAAGGGTTAAAAATACTGAAATATCCGCGATAGATGATCCATATGAATCAATTAGAATCCATACTCCAAGAGATCAAACTATTCCAGGTGCAATAGATATAAATACATTTTATATTTATGGAAATTATAAATCTGTTATGTTCCAATTTGAGCCAACGGTAGAGCTAGATGTTAATGGTTATAAATATGAACTTTATTCAGATGCACTTGGCACAACACTTATTTCTTCAGGAACGGTAACATCATCTGTTTTTGCAGTAGACGTTCCAGACAATAGCAACGCAGCTAATCCCGATACAGCACAAACTGATGTTATTTATTATGGGCGAGTAAAGACCATTGACACTTCCGGTAATGAAAGTGGTTGGACTCCAAGTTCTGGCCTTAAAGCTTCGACAGCTACAGACATGATTCAAGGTTCTCATATTATTAATTTAACAGCTGCAAAAATTACAGCTGGAACAATTGGTGCACATGAAATAATTTTGAAACAACAAGGTGCTCAGTCAAACATCGTGGCTCCAGCAAATATGGCAATCATAAGATCATCTAACTATAACGGCGCCTATAATAACAATACTGGAGTTTGGACTTCTGGAACAACTGGCTGGGTAATTAGCGGTGACGGAAGAGCAGAGTTCTCAACAGCTTCAATTAGAGGAACATTAAAAGCAGGTTCAGTATACATTGATGCCAATAACCGTTGGAAGAGTGACACTGCCGGCAATACAATTTCTACATCAGAATTTAGAGTTGGCAATGTAGACAATTTTATTTACTGGGATGGAAGTGAGTCTTTTAGCGTAAAAGGATCCATTCAAGCTACTTCTGGCAAGATAGCTGGTTGGGATATTATTGGCGACAATCTTACATCTGGAGCAGGTTATAACGGCTCAATGACTGTAGGTCCTGGCGCGGGACCAGCATCAATAGCAACTGGTGGTCCAACAGGTGGAATTTTTGTTGATGCCGGAGTGTCTCCAGGATATGTCGCAGTTGGAACGTATAATGCTTATTACGCAAGGTGGGCTAGAACAGGTAGTGGCCCTGACTTTGCTCTTACTATTCGACCAGATGGTATTAACTATCAGTATTCTGAAACCGATAGATTTGAATTTAGACTAGTATCAGGAGCCCCGTACATAGTTATAAATGGAACTCAATATGCTTTGACGATAGGTGGAGGATCTAGCAGTGGTGGCACAACAACTACTCCACCGTCTGGTGGCACAACAACTACTCCACCGGCTACATGTACTCCAGGAACAGTTATTAATGGAAGTTGCTGCGGTTGCGGGCCATGCTTAAGTTACACAACAACGTATGCTGACTGTTCAACGAACACTTTCTGTAATGGTCCAAACTGCGAATGTTGTGGTATAATTGTTATCTAAAATAGGAGAATATAATGGCCGCCCCAAAAAAAGAAGACTATGAATATTTTGCTTTTATTGTAGACGATGAAGTTGCTGCGGTAATACCAATGAACAAAAATAATTTAGCTCAATGGGTAGCAGCTTTGTCCTCTGATCCAAAAGTCATAAAACTTGAAGAAGATCAAAAAGATGTTGTTGTTTCTGGATGGATCTTTAATGGAGAAGATTTTTCTTTGCCACCAGAAAACGAATGATACATTTTTAAAAAAAAAATAACTTACTTTACATGAAAGGCAGCAAAAACAGCTGCTATACTAGCTGTAATAATACTTAGTATCAAAACTTAAAACAAAAGGATAATTATCACATGAGTGAAGAAGTAGCAGTAGTGCCAGAGGCTAAAAAAGAATTTAAAATTGAAATTACTCTTTCAGAAGCCAACGTAGCATACAAGAGCGATTTCCCTGAATCAGATACAGTTTTTTGGCTCGAGTGGGTAAAAACCATTATTTTGCAGAAGACTCTTAGCAATTTAAACCAAGAAGCTAATTAAATTAATATAAAGGTCTACTATATCTTAGTATTCCCTCGTATTTAGGCGGCTAAAGAATGGCTATTAAAAAATATTTTCCTGTACGCAATGACGAGTCCGCAGGGGACTTTGTTGCTAAAAAGGTAAATCCAGAAGACTCAAAGTCAATAAGCAAAATATTCAAGGTAGCCTCCTTGGCTCTTGGGTATCAAGGAACAAACTATTACTACGCAGGTAGAAGTAACTTTGAGCCATCCCCATATGACTTTGAAAGAATCCTTCAAGCAGTAGATACTGACTCCTATGTCAAGCAAGCTGTTTCAAAATATAAAGATCTGTTTTGGAAAGAAGGCTGGAAAATAGTTGGAGAAAATCAAGAAGCTGTTTCTTACCTATACCAAAGAATAGATTATATGGAAATGGCAATGAAGAGACCATTCTTGGATTTCCTCATTGAAATGTCAGATCAGCTAATAAAATTCTCAAACGTCTTTGCCGTAAAAGCAAGAGGAGAGTTAAATGATTATTTTCCAAGAAATCTTACTCCAGTAAGTTCTACTCAGCCAATAGTTGGTTATTATTTAATTCCTACTGAGCAAGTAAGAATTATGAGAGATAAGCATAATAGACCTAAGACCTATTTGCAAAGAACAGATCCATTGACTTATGCTCCTACTGATCGAGACCCAGTTTGGTCAGCTGACAGAGTAATACATTTATTCTTTGACAGAAAACCAGGCAGAGCTTTTGGTACGCCATACTTGTCTAACGTAATGGATGACGTAGTTGCCTTAAGACAGATGGAAGAAGATATTCAAAATCTTGTTCACAGAGAGTTATTTCCTTTATACAAATACATTATTGGAACAGCTGATCAACCAGCAGAGCCAGATGAAATAGAAAAAGCCGCTTCAGAAATAGAAAACTTAAGATCTGAAGGTGGATTGATTCTTCCGTACAGACACGATGTCGATGTAATTGGAGTTGGCAAAGAAGGCCTTGATGCAACTAACTATTTGCAACACTTTAAAGAAAGAGTGTCTGTTGGTTTAGGCGTTGCTCCGCATCACCTTGGCATGACCATGAATGGTGGAAATAGATCTATGTCAGAAAGATTAGACACATCGCTTTATGACAAGATCAAGCAATTCCAAAAGCAATTTGCCGAGATGGTTAGATTACACATATTCAATGAACTTTTATTTGAAGGTGGATTTGATCCAATTGAAAATCCTATGGAATCATCGATGTCTGACAGATGCTACTTTAAGTTCAATGAAATAGATACCGATACTCAGGTAAAGAAAGAAACACATATCATTCAAAAATATGTTAGTTCATTAATTACTTTAACTGAGGCAAGAACTGAAATGGGAATAGATCCTGAAGCTAATATGGATGATTTATTCAGCGCAATTCAAGTGGATCAACAAAAAGATATGATAGACGCACAAGCTGCAGCTAATCCTCCCGCTAATCGAGCTGCAGGCGATAAACAGGAGCCAGCTAAAAAAGGTTCTAGAAATACACCCTCAAAAAGAAAAGGTGTTGGCAATGTTATTAGACCACAAAATCAAAATGGAAGAAAGACTTCTCCAAATATAAAAAGATCAGATCCTGATTGGATTAATACTGTTGAGAACTTGCTCCAAGAGCAATATGATGTTAAGATAGAAGAATCAAACTTAACGATTCAGAGCGAGGAATAATGCCATTCATTATAACATCAGACACTTCTAAGCAATACCTTAGAGAAGATGACGCAGTAAAAGGTTTTGAAATTGCAGTAGGAAATGGTCAGAGCCGCATGGCTCTTACAATTCTTGTTGACGTGATCAACGGAATCATGGACATCTTTAATGCTCTTGAAGATGAATTAGAATTAGAAGAAGAAGAATCAGCACCAACACCAGTTGCTGTTGAGGAGCCTAAGTTGCAAAAGCAAGTTCAAGTTGCAGAAGCTGCAGAAGAAGAAGTTTTGCCAGTGGCTAAACCAGTTGCCAAAAAAGAAACAAAAACAACTGAAGAAAAATGAAACTAATTATAGGTTGTCCTATATATAAAAGAGAATGGATTTTTCCATATTGGGCAATGGCTATTGAAAGACAGTCAGTCTCTCTTAACGATGTAGGTTTTATTTTTGTCGTATCCTCTTCCGATCAAGGAACTATTTCCATGATTAATAGATGGAAAGAAGTTTCAAAAAATTCAATTGGATTTGTTGACATTGTAGTCAAAGATGATCTTGCTCACCATGAGCACGATCCCAAGTCTAGACAGTGGACAATGTCTAAGTATCACAATATGGTCAGTTTAAGAAATACTCTTTTGGGTGAAGTAAGAAAATATCAACCAGATTATTTCTTTAGCCTAGATTCAGATATTATTATTCACAATACGTCAACTATAGAATTGTTAATAAGCCACATCAAAGATGGGGCAGACGCAGTTAGTCCATTGATGTTCATGACACCAATTGGAACAGATTTCCCAAGCGTTATGACATGGTTGGACAAATCAGGCGATAAGGCCAACAGAGCTAGAAACTATCCACTTGGAAGTTATTTCAAGTCAGATATTATTATGGCTGCAAAAATGATGTCAAAAGACACATATAATAAAGTTGATTACGTTTTTCATTCACAAGGAGAAGACCTTGGATGGTGTGCTAATGCCCGTGAAAAGGGCATAACAGAGCTATATTCAGCATCATATATATATGCCCCACACATTATGCACCAAGAAATGCTCGAAGCCTTTACTAAGGGTGGAGATCCAAGAATTTCTGTTGCATTTGAAAACATGGTAAAAATATGATATCTTTATATAAAATTGTTTAATGTTATAAAAACAAATTTACTATATATACAGATTTTAAAAAATGGAGAATTAAATGGCTTTTAACTTTGTGGAAACCTTTACGGTTCAACTGCCAGATTTCACTGATGTAGATTTGAATTTCTCAGAATCTCAAAATGCAAACAAAGGTTTGATTATTGAGGTTGCAGCTATTCATGAACGGATTGACTGGCAACTATAATAACTATTCTGCAATAGAATTAGAAAAAGCTCTCCAGTCATGGGTTGAGCCTTATCCTAAGCCAATTATTTTGAATCATGATCTTAACTCAGAGCCTATTGGCCGTGTTATGGCAGCAAAGATGGATAAAGAAGAAGATGGTTCACATTTCGTTCGTTTACAAGTTGCAATCACTGACCCAGTAGCAATCCAAAAAGTTCTCGACAAAAGATACTTGACAGGTTCAGTTGGCGGAAGAGCTGGGAAAGCAGTCTGCTCAATATCTGGAGACGACCTAGCATCTGAAAGTGCTGATGGCAGACCAAAGGCTCAAAAGTTTAAAAGAGGCCAAGTTTACAAAGGCAAGTTGGCATTTATCGACATGCAAGACATTTCCTTTAAGGAATATTCATTTGTCAACCAGCCAGCAGACTCTAAGTCTGGAGTAAGAAAGTCTTCTTCTGGAGATGTTAAAGTAGAAAACTCTTCAGATGACTGGGTAGCAAGAAGTTCTGCATTCGTACTTAATATGGATGAAGAAGATATATATTCAGTAGAAGAGCATAAATCGATTCTATCAGGTTTAAAATCTAAAGAATCTAAACCACTTTATCTACATCTAAAGGGCTCTTTCCTTACGGCTATTGCTGTTCATGAAAGTGAAAATTACAAATACAATAGCAACTCATTACTATCTAATGAGAATGATAATAATGAAGATCATGAGGAGAATTCAAAAATGGAAGAAAGCGTTCAGAATGAGGATGTTTTGGCTGCTGTAGAAAGCCTTAGCCAAGATCTCTCAACAATTACCGCAGTTTCAGCTCAGGAATCGCAGGAACCTGTTGCAGAGCCAGCAGAAGAAGTAGTGGAAGTCAAGCCTGAAGAAGTTGAGACTGCAGAAGAAAAAGGCGCTGATTCAGAGCCGGTAGCAGAAAGCCAGGATATGGTTTCCGTATTAAAGCAAGCACTTGTTTTGGCTACTGAAGTTAAAGATCAAGATTTGGTTGACATCTTGACAGCAAAAATAGCTGCACAAGAAGAAGTAAAAGAAGAAAAGATTTCTAATGAAACTTCAGAGTCGGTAGAAGAACAGGCTGAATTAGCTGTTGAATCTGTAGACGCTGAGGTTACTGAAGAAAACAAAGCAGTTGAAGAGCCAAAGGCAGAGCTCACTAGTCCAGAACAAGCTTCTGAGCAAGATGCCGATGACGCAAGTAAGAAGCTTCAAATGCTTGAAGAAGAAAATCAAAAACTCAAGAGCGCATTGCACAGAACTCTCGCAGAGAGAGTTGTGGACACAAAGATTGCAGCTGGAATTGAGGGACCTGAATCAAGAGAAGAGTCAATTGCAGAGCACGTAAAGCGCACTGCGTCATCGTTGGCTGATTCTCTAAGAGATCTAGCAGGAATGCCAGTAGCCAAAAAGGCTAAGGGCACAATGCCAGAAATCAGCTCGGAAATTGAAGCTGTTGAAAGTGAAGACAATGTCATCACAATCGATGGAGAACAAGAAGAGTCGAAAAAACAGGTTACCAATACTTCAGAGCAGCTTTTTGTAGATGCTCTCATGGGTCGTCGTAAACTTTAATCAATATATATTCTTAAGGAGAATTAAATGTCATTAGCAAAATTTCGTAAAGTAGGAACTAAAACTGGTTCTGGTCGCTTTGTAGTTTCTGAGGGTATCGCCCCAGCAGCTTACTTGCTCCCATCACAGGGCCTTCCAACTTGGTACCTCGACAGTGAAGATGATCGTTTTGAAATCGTCATCACCAAGGGCACCATTCTTTCAGTAGTAGCTGACGCAAATGGTGATGCAAGAATTGTACCTGCAAACGGTAGTGGTTCGAGTGTTACCTGGGGCGACGCGATGCCAGCATCGTGGGATCCTTTGAATGGCGCAACACCAGCTTATTCGTCAGGTGCAACCGATTCTGTAACAGTTGCTGCTCTGTCGGTTCCAGTTGGCGTAGCACAGTATGACCTCTACCGTCCATTTGATAAGGGTACCTCACAGGGTGCAGGCTTTATCGCACGTGGTTACGTAGAGTATCCAATGGTTTCATTGGTCAATGATGATGTAACGGTAGGTTCTTTAATTAGAGCTGACCATATGGGTCGCCCAGTGTCGTTAACAACGGCGTTGTGTGGTACAAATCCTTACCTCCAGGTTGGTAAGGTTATTGAGGTAGAGAAATTTGCTACCAACTTTGATGACGGTCTGCTTTCATACATGCAGTTGCCATCAGATCCAGGTGCACTGAAGACAGTTTATGAGCTTACCCGCTCAGGATCGTTCTCAGGAAAACTGGGTATCCGTTCTAATCTGGATGTAAACAATGTTATTGGTGCATTCCGCGTCAATTTAACACTTTAATTAAGAAAATAACACAGGAGGAATATTCCTAAGATGAGCAAGACAATCCAAGAGCTCCTCTCGGGTCTCCCAGCATGGGAGACTGCACTAACCGAGGATGGACACGTAGATGAAAATAATAGAGTGACTATTAAAGAGGCTTTTTCGTCCCCAGACGCAGCAGCACTCTTTCCTAAAGTTATCTCTCGTACCCTAAAGGAAGCAGCAGAGCCACAGTTACTCGTTACTCCATTGCTTTCGACAGTGCGCCTAGGGAAAGGACGCTCCTTGGAGTTTCCAGCAGTTAATGCAATTCAGGCAGCAGAAATTCCTGAAGGACAAGAGTACCCAGAACAGGCACTCGCATTTGCTAAGCAGATTGAAGGCAAAGTCTCAAAGAAGGGCGTTAAGCTCTCCTTTACCGAGGAAGTCATCGCTGACTCCCTCTGGGACATTGTAGGTCTTCATGTTCGCGCAGCAGGTCGTGCAATGGCCCGTTTGAAGGAACAAATTGCCCTCAGTCGTTTCAAGGATGCAGCAAGCATTGTGTTCGACAATGAGAGTGGCTCATATGACGATACAACAGGTCGTGGGATTGACGGTGCGTTTAACAAAACCGTTACCTGGGATGATGTTATCGACATGGCAGCAGTTCTTATGGCAGAAAATCATATCCCAACAGACTTTATCCTCCACCCATTAATGTGGTCGGTATTCTTGAAGGATGCGATTTTCCACACTGGTGGCTCAGCAGCAGCAGTTAACACGAGTTGGGGATACCGTCCAGATTCAAAGGAAGGTGCTTTAAACAACACCGCTCCTATGGGTTTGAATGTTATCGTCTCACCTTTCGTTAGCTTCACTGCAAAGTCTGGCTCAACTCCAGCAATGTCAGACCTTTTCTTGATCGACCGCAATGAAGTGGGAACACTTCTTGTGAAAGATGACATGAGCACGGATCAGTTCGATGATCCTTCGCGTGACATCCGTCAGATGAAGATGAAAGAACGTTATGACATCGTAATGCTTGGTGACGGTGAAGGTATCACTGTTGCTAAGAACGTTAGACTTGCTCGTAATTACGAGGTTCAAGTTACAAACGAGATGTAATAATAAAAACCTTAGGGTAGTTATAGTTACGGTTACCTTAGTGACAAGGGGCGGCGAAAGCCGTCCCTTGTTGCTTTTCTCGGAAAAGTTTGTTACTAATTAGTTAGTTTTTTGTAAGGAGAATATTTTGTCACTTCCTTTAATAGATAGCATTGTTGCCATTGACCTTAACATGGTGGTAATTAAATTCGGAAAAACAATTAAAATTAGTAGTTTAAAAAATGAAAACTTTATTGTTCAAACAAATGCCGCAACACCATCTGCTGTTAGCAATCCATTTGCACCTATCCAAACTTTAGTTGACTATAATCAAATATCAAGAACGTTAAGACTCTATTGGGACGAGCAAGTTGATCTTGCTTCTGACCAACAATATTTAATTAGATTAGTTAATTTTTTAGATGCAGTAAACGAGTCGATAGATGAAGAACAGGTGCTATTTACCTGGAAGGGTAACGACGCAACCCCATCTTCGTTTTCTTCCGTAAGAGCTCCAGATGTTGGAGAAATCCTAGTCGAAGACAAGTCTGTAAGAACAGACGCTTATACAAGTATCCAGATCCTTGCCAAAAACCCAGAATTCTTTATCTCAGAAGTATACCCAGTAAATGGTGATTTTTACTTAGGTAATGATTTTAATATGGGAAGAGCAGTCATAGTATTTAATGCAAGGCCGGCGTCAAATTACTTAAGTAATACGTACTTTAAATGCCAAAGAAAAAAGATACAAAGAACACCATCAAGATGGGAAAATATATCTACAGTAATCCAATTGCATTCTTGGAAACCAGAAGTCTTTATTGACTTCCCATCTTTATTGGACGCAACCCCAGCATATTATACTGAAGATAAAGAATATTTTGAAAGTGGATATAAATACAGAATTGTAGTATCTAAAGATATTGGTGTTTAAAAATGGCTAATTTAGTTTATGGCAAAGCTAAAACTGGTCTTTTAACAGGATTAATAAACACTTCTGCTTCTCAATATGCGGTATTGCTAGTCGATAAAAGACTTTATTCAATCAATGCAGTAAATGATGAATTTGTTTCAAACATTCCAGCATTAGCTATAAAAAAAAGAACTGGAAATATCAGCGGGATAACAGTCAGTAATGGTGTGTTAGACGCAAGTGATTTAATAGTTCTCCACGATGGCTCCTACTTTGACGCAATTATCTGTTATCAAGTAGGTAGCACAGATGCTAATTCGAGATTGTTTTTTTACATAGATTCTTCAACAGGTCTACCATACGAAGGTAGTAATTCTAGTTCTTCAATTACTATTGTGTGGAGTAACACAGTTAGTAAAATATTATCATTATAGGAAAAATATGGCCACTCAATACCCAGCTTCTTTAGATAACTTTGTTAATCCAAGCTCAACCGACAGGCTTGATTCCGTATCTGTTCCCCACCACAAACAGCATACAGACATTAACGACGCTGTAGAAGCCTTACAGACCGTTGTAGGGTTGAATCCAGCAGGTTCACACCTAACTGTTAAAGACAGAATAATTGCAGCTGAAACAAATATTTCCGCTCAATCAGTTTTAAATGGTTTGACCGATGTTACTATAAATACAGCTGCTAGTGGACAAATTTTACGTTACAACGGATCTCAATGGGTCAATTACGCAGAATCAGATCTTGTTGATGGAGGAAATTTTTAAATGTCTAATATTTTAAGAATTAAAAGAAGAGTCGCTAGCGGTTTACCAGGTGCACCAAGCTCCTTAAAGAACGCAGAATTAGCATTTAACGAAGCTGACAATACCCTTTACTATGGTTTTGGCGATGATGGCAATGGTAATGCAAATAACATTCCAGCTATCGGCGGTATTGGTGCATTTGTATCACTTACCACTTCTCAAACGCTAACTGGAAATAAAACTTTTTCTGGAACTGTTGTTGTTCCAACGCCAACGGCAAACGCTCATGCTACAACAAAACTTTATGTTGATCAACAGGTATCTAATGTTAGTAACATTGTTGCAAACGTTGCTACGGCATTTACAGTTTCGGGCGACTCTGGATCAAACCAAACAATTACTTCAGGCACTGATACACTAACAATTTCTGGTGGTACTGGCTTAAGTTCTGTTGCAGGTGCGACTGATACAATCACGATAAACCTTGACAACACCACAGTAACTGGTGGCTCATACGGTGGCGCAGGAACTGTTGCGACATTCACTGTTGATGCCCAGGGTCGTTTGACAGCAGCTGGTAATTCGGCAATTGCAATTACCGGATCACAAATTAGCGACTTGTCAACCGCAGCAGTAACCTCACTCACTGGTACCGCAAATGAGGTTACAGTATCTGCAGCAAGTGGAGCAATTACGATTGGCTTACCAGACGATGTAACGATTGGCAATAACTTAACCGTAACTGGTGATTTAATTGTGAATGGAAATACAACAACTTTAAATACAGCAACTCTTGTTGTTGAAGATAAAAACATTGTTCTAGCTAACGCAGCATCGCCTACAGATATAACAGCTGATGGAGCTGGTATAACAATACTTGGTTCAACAAACAAAACTTTTAATTGGGTTGACGCAACAGATGCTTGGACATCGTCTGAACATTTAGATCTAGCTGCTGGAAAAGTTCTAAAAATAGGAACATCTGAAGTATTATCAAATACTACTCTAGCTTCAAGTGTTGTTAACTCAAGCTTAACTTCAGTAGGCAATGTTACCTCAGGAACCTGGAGTGCAGGGACAATAGCTATCACTTATGGTGGCACTGGTGCAACAACTGCGTCTGGTGCTAGAACCAATTTAGGTTTAGCTATAGGAACTGATGTTCAAGCCTATGATGCAGAACTTGCAGCAATAGCCGGCCTTACATCAGCAGCTGACAAGCTCCCGTATTTTACAGGAGCAAATACTGCAGACTTGGCTACGTTCACCACATTTGGTAGAAGCCTTGTAGATGACGCTGATGCAGCAACAGCAAGAACAACTATTGGTGTTGGAACTATTGCAACACAAAATTCAAACAACGTTACAATTACAGGTGGATCTATTTCTAACTTGACGACATTTGATGGTATCACATTTGATGGTGGAACCTTCTAAGTAAAAAGAAAGGTTTTATAGTGGCAACACCTAGCATTACCCAAGGGCAAATAGCACTTGATCCTATCAATAGAATATTTTATTATCTAGACAGTAACGGAACTTTAGTTAACTCGTCATTAAATTTATTGCAAGAATCAAATACTTCTATTACAACAGAAGAAAACTTAACAGTAAATAACATAACTGTTCTTGGCAACACGACTGTTATTGATTCTACTGTAACGACAATTAAAGACCCTATCATTACACTTGGTGGAAAAACTGCACCAACAGTTGATGACAATAAAGATCGTGGTATTGAGTTCCGTTGGTATGACGGTTCACTTGCTACTCCAGCTGCAAAAGTTGGATTTTTTGGTTTTGATGATTCATCTGGAAAATTTACTTTTATACCAGATGCTACAAACACATCAGAAGTATTTTCTGGAACAATTGGAGAACTTGCCGCAAAGATAGATTGGGACAATCTTCTTAATAAGCCAACATTTGTCAATAGCATTACTGGCACACCAAATGAAATAGATGTAACTGCAACGACTGGCAATATTGTCATAAGCCTACCTGCAACGGGTGCTATGAACATTACTGGCACAGCAGCTGGATGGACAACTCCTAGAAAAATAACTTTAGGTGGAGATCTAGAAGGAAACGTTTTAATTGATGGCGGAGCAAACGTAACACTAGATGCATATGTTGTTGCAAATGCAGTAGCACTTGGTACAGACACAACGGGTAACTACGTTGCATCTTTAATCGCCGGAACTGGCATAACGCTCACAAACAATTCTGGTGAACAGGCTCAACCAACCGTTGCAGTTACCACAAACACCTATGATGCTTACGGTGCTGCATCAGCTGCAGAATCAAATGCTGCAACTGATGCATCTACAAAAGCTGCAACAGCTTACAATAATGCAACAATATACACAAACAACCAATTAGCTTCATTTGGCGTAGACAATTTATCAGATGTTACAATTAATACATCATTAGCCAATAGCTATCTTAAGTATAACGGCTCTGCTTGGATTAATGATCAAGTTGATCTTGGGACAGACACAACTGGCAACTACGTTCAGTCTCTGGTTGCTGGAACTGGAATTTTAGTAACTAATAACTCTGGAGAAGGAACAACTCCAACAATTGCAGCTAATATTACTTTAGATAATTTAACTGATGTTAATGTACCTCTTGTTGGAGATGGACAACTTTTAGCTTTTGATGGCAATTCAAATACGTGGGTTGCTAAATCAGCGCTTGATTTAACTATACCAGCTGGCGTACAATACACTACAATAATCGGAGATGGTTCAAGTACTGAATTTTTGATTACCCATGGTCTTACCACAGTTGCTCCATTTGTGGTTGTAATGAAGAAAAACGCAAGTGAAAAATTTGAAGTGGTAAACGCACTTTGGGAAGTTTTTAGTAATACTCAAGTCAAAGTTTATTTTGAAACACCTCCTGCATCCGGAGATGCAAAAGTATTAGTATTTGGAAATGTTTCTACAGCTTCAATAGTTATATCCACCCTTGATCAATTACCAGACGTCATAACAAGTGGTGCTTCAGCTGGAGATGTCCTTTATAGAGATGGATCTTACTGGGTTGCACACGCCATGCACTTGAATGACTTGGCAGATGTACAAGGCACAAACTCAGCAACTAATGGTCAATTCTTAAAATATAATGGATCAGCTTGGATCAACGCAAATATAACTGAAGTTAATAATATTAATGATGTCTCAGATGTGACAATTACTTCTGCGGCTAATGGTCAATTCCTTCAGTATAATGGTTCCGCTTGGGTCAACAGCACTCTGCCAACTAATGAACCAACTGGTCACGAAAATAAAGATAATAGCCAAATATCTTTTAATAATAATAACCGCAGGTTCTACATACAGCCAGGTGGCGTAAACTCGGCCGCAAGCCATGTTGTCTGGTGTGCAGGTAAGAAGTTCGTCAAATCTGCAAATGAATATGTAGAAATACCAAACACTACTGGAATATATTATATTTATTATAATTCAAGTGGAACTTTGAGCTACAAGACTTCTTTCTTTGACCTAGAAAATGAAGCTCCAATTTCTTATATATATTGGAACTCCACAGTTGCAGAAGCAGTATTTTTTGCGGACGAACGCCATGGAATTACCATGGATTGGGCAACTCATGAGTATTTACATCGTACTCGTGGTGCAGCAATAGCCTCTGGTTTCGGTGCATCTGGTTATATTTTAGGTGGAAACGGAACAAGCAACACACATGCTCAAATGAGTTTGGTTGGTGGAACTTTTTATGATGAAGATTTGCAAGTTGATATTGTACATTCAGCAACTCCAACATCTGATACTTGGGAACAGAGATTAGAAAATGGCGCGTACATACCAGTCTATTACCATTCTGGTTCCAATGGCGGTTGGATAAAAGACACCGCAACACAATTCCCATTGAAGTACAACGCAAGAGCCAAGTATAACCAATATACTGGTGGCTCTTGGACTACTACAGACATTGACAATAATCGATGGGGCGTTTCCTGGATAGTGGCTACCAATAACCTAAATGAACCAGTACTTGCAATTCTTGGACAAAATAGCTATAGCTCCACAAATAATGCAGAAGACGCAACATGGGAAGATCTTAATTTAGATGGCTTTCCAATATTTGAGTTTAGACCACTTTATAAGATAATTTACTACACATCAAATACTTATACGAATACTCCAAAAACATCATTTACAAGTATTTGGGATCTTAGAAGAATAATATCTTCTGGTAGCGCTATACCAACTACTCCAGTTTCTGATCACGGATCTATGAGCGGCCTTGCAGACGACGACCATATAAATTACTTGAATGTCACAAGGCACGATGCATTAGATCATACTACGGCATTAGGATCAGCTTCTATAACTGATTTAGGCGATGTTGCAATAACTGGCGCAACACCAGATCAATTCTTAAAGTGGGATGGATCTAATTGGATTAATGCGGACATACCACAGATTAATACTCTTGATGATGTTGGCGATGTATCCGCAACTGGAGCATCTGCTAACAGCGTTTTGGTATACAACGGATCAGCTTGGGTAAGTACAATCGATCCTGTAATTGGTGGAAACTTAACTGCAAATGGAAACTTAACAGTAAGTGGCAATTTAATAGTTGAAGGAAACACTGTAACTTTAAATACCGAAACTTTAACGGTTGAAGATAAAAATATCGTAATGGGTTCAGTGACAACGAATGCCGCTGCAGACGGTGGCGGAATAACTTTAATTGGTTCCACTAACAAATCAATTAGCTGGACGAACTCAACTTCATCTTGGACTTCATCAGAAAATATAGATTTGGCTTCTGGTAAAGTTATTAAAATAAATGGAACTGAAGTACTTTCTGTAACCAATTACACTGGACAAGCCGCAACAGTTGCTGCCAACTCAGTCAGCCCTAGCATCCTGCAAGAAGGTCCTGCAAGAGCTGGATTTAGATCACAGATAAATGCACAAACAGTTACTCCTTATACTTTAGTGGCTACAGACCTAGGCAAACTTATAACAATGAATGCCTCAACTGGAATGACACTCACAATACCGGCAAATAGCTCTGTGCCATTTACTATAGGTGACAGAGTTGATGTTGTCCAAATTGGAACAGGAGCTCTTGAAATTGCAGGAGCAGATGGCGTAACTGTCAATGCAACTCCAGGACTTAAACTACGTACACAGTGGTCATCTGCTACAATGGTAAAGATCAATACAGATCAATGGATTGTATTGGGTGACTTAAAGGCTTAATTTTATGACAATTCCAGCAGGTAGCGCAGGCGGATCAAGGCGCAATAATAAGCCAGCTATAAGCGCACGGTGCCAATTCAAACGTTGCCAACACAACCATAACTAGCCTAGGCTTTGTAGTGGGTACCATATCCACAACTAGCACAGCAGATCCAAATCTTGAAAATAAATTGATATCTGCAGTTACAGATACATCTATCTCAATTTTAAGTACCGCAATTGGTTACTCTATTCATAGTCCATTTTTCCCACCATACTTTCCACCATTTTTTCCACCAAACTTTTGCGCTTCATGTGCTCCACAACCATGGCCACAAAATTGCACTAGAGTCTTTCCCGACACATGTGATAATATTGGTTATAGATACCAGTATTACGACTGCGGTGGATGTCAGACTTGCGCTGGAACTGGTGGATACAATCCTGTTTATGATCCCACTTACTGTGGATACACCCCTCCAGCAGGACCAGCTCCTGCACCAGCTCCTGCTCCTGCACCTGCACCAGCTCCTGCTCCCGGTGCATGTGCTGCCTGTGGAGGGGGTTCTGGTTCTGGGTGCATTGACATCAAGGGAGATGGTAATTTAGGATGCTTCTAGGGTGGCCAGTGAATAAAAATTCATGGTACAATAATTAATATAGGAGAAAGTAATTTACTTATGATTAACAAAAATACATCATGGCAAGATTTACTGCCAACTTTTGAAAGAACTGAAGAAAGTTTTTTTAATACATGGGATTTTTTTGAAGGAAAATTTGGGGAATTCGGTACTCCTGGTTTTTCTGAACAGATACTTCCAGCAAGATTCCCTCATATTTTTGGTCATAATGATGAGTTAAATGTAAAAGTTACCTTATATCGAGGAGAAGATGGGCAACTTCTTTGTGTCGTAGCTAGATACTTTAATGAAGAAAATAATATAGAAAAACCATTTATCTTTGATGTTCATCCAGATTATCAAAGACAAGGAATTGGAACAAAAGTTGCCGATTACGTATTTGAACAAATAAAAGATGAAGCTGGAGAAGATTTTGACTATCCAAAATCTTGGGAAAATATTGACCTGACTTTGGCTAGTGCAAATTTTGCAAATAAATATGTTAAAAAATTCAATTAGACGCAATAAATATATAGTGATATAATATCCATATGACTCCATGGCAAGAATATAAAAAAAAACGTCAAGAACAGCTTAATCTTGGGGCTGCAGTTAGACCAGGTGATCTTTTGGATAAGAGTAATTACACCTCTGAAGAAGAGTCTGAATCAAGATATTCGGTATGCGAACAATGCCCAAGCCTAATTAAACTTACACATCAATGTAAAGAGTGTGGCTGTTTTATGAAGATGAAAGTAAAATTAAAACAAGCTGTGTGCCCTTTAGGCAAGTGGTAATGTTTGACTTTGCAAATACTAGTTCATCTGAATATTTAAACTATTCAATGTTTGTTGATATTGAAACTAATAAACCAAGAAATATTAATGACCTTGATAAAAGCAGATTTCCTTATCCGTATGTTGAAAATGTAGAACCTTTTAAAGTTTTTAAACAAGAAAATCTGTTATCAGAAGATGAATGCGATTATCTTGTCTGGCTTGCAGAAACACAAGAAGTTTGGCCAGTAGTTGGTGCGCCATTCTGGGATGAAAGAAATCTTGGCCTTCTTACGGCTCTTCAACTGCACAAATACGCATCGTCTGCACTTCAAAAACTATGTTTAGATATTCATAATAGAATTAAAAACTTCATTTCTAAGTCATTTGTCACTGAAGCCTATGCAGACCAAATAGGCATAAATAGAGCACCTGCGAATAGTTGGCAGATGGCACACATAGATTATGTATCACACTTTGATAGAGTTGCCGGATGCGTAGTATTTTTAAATGATAATTTTGAGGGTGGAGAACCGTTTTATCCATATTATGGAGAAATGACAACGCCGAAAAAAGGTATGGTCTACGCTCATAATCCAGGAAATTCTCATCTTCATGGAGTAACCCAAATCAAGGGCAACACTCGTTATACGATTTCTTCTACTTGGACACGAAATCCACAACAATCTTCATACACTAGACAAATAAAACAAATAGAAGATTACTTAGCCAATATTAAAGGTAGTTAAATATTTTTATAATTTTAGACTATTTAATAACTGTGGTATCATTACTATATATTAAGAACTAGTTCAAAAGAGGAAGAGGCAGCTAATGGCTTATAGTGGATCTAAATTTGCGGTAAATAATACACTTCTACTCAGGAGATCAGACGAAACTGGTGTTGCCCCATCGTCACTTGCTGAAGGTGAATTGGCCATCAATATTGTTGATGGTAAATTATTCTACAAGAACAAAACAGCAAATGCAGTAATACGGAGTTAATTTAATATCCAACGTTGTTGGAACTGCAAACCAAGTCTCGGTAACAGCTAACGCCACCTCTGGAGTTTACACCCTAAGTCTTCCATCCACGATACAGACTACTCAGGCTAATGTCTCAACTTTATTTGTTGACGGAATTGAGATTAACACAAATGGAGCCACTACCAATCAAGTTCTAAAATTTGATGGAACTAAGTTTGCTCCTGGCACAGACACTGGTTTAGCTGGGACTGTAAGCGTTTCAACTATAGGTGATGGCACTACCACTAGCTTTACTGTTACTCACAACCTTGGAACACGTGACGTTGTAGTTGTTGCGCGCAATGCTGCAAGCCCATATGAAGTCATCGATGTACGTTGGGAAGCCACAACAACTGGAACAGTTACTTTAGATTTTTCAGCTGCACCATCGTCTAACTCAGTAAGAGTTGGCGTCTATGCAGCAGTTGCTGGAAGCACCATTACTACGACTTTAGCAACTCAAACAGACGTTACTCTAACCACACCTGCTAATGGCGACTTCCTTCGTTATAACGGAAGTGTTTGGATTAACGATGCCGTAAATCTTTCAACAGATACTATTGGAGATTATGTTTCTAGTTTAGTAGCTGGAACTGGGATCACCCTTTCCAATAACACTGGAGAAGGTTCTACCCCAACCATAGCCGTAACGGCTAATACTTTCGATGCTTTTGGTGCAGCTTCATCTGCACAAACCGCAGCACAGAACTATGCAGCTAACTTAGTTGCAAACGTAGCTACTGCATTTGAAGTTGCTGGCGATTCAGGAACAAGTAAGACAATTACTTCTGGTTCAGATACCCTCAGTATTTTGGGCGGCACAGGTCTTACCTCGGTAACTTCAAATACAGATACAATAACAATCAATCTTGATAATACATCTGTATCCGCAGGATCATACGGTTATGCAAACACAACTCAATCTTTTACCGTAGATGCTCAAGGACGTTTAACTGCAGCTACACAAAATCAAATCAGCATTGCTGCTAGTCAGGTAAACGATCTTTCTTCTAGTGCGGTAACATCGCTTACTGGTACTGCAAATGAAGTTGAAGTTTCATCTTCTGCTGGCGCGGTTACGATTGGTCTTCCATCAAACGTAACAATTGGTCAAGACCTCGTTGTTACTGGTAACTTGACAGTTAGTGGCAACGTAACAACTGTTAACACAGAACAGTTAGATGTAGAAGATAATATTATTACATTAAACTCTGGTGTCGTCGGTTCTCCAGCATTAAATGCTGGCTTAGAAGTTAATAGAGGAACATCAACAGATGTGTCTATTCTTTGGAATGAAACTACAGATAAGTGGACTTTTACAAATGATGGAACTAACTACGTTAACCTTGGAGACGTAACTGCAGCTGCTCTTATAGCAGCAGCTGGTGGTGATGGAACCGCAGGACAAGCTCTTACGACTAATGGTTCTGGAGTATTAGACTTCACGACAATTGTTGGAACAACAGAAGCTTCAATCATTTCAGCGGTTGGTGCTGATGGAGCCAACGGTGCAGTCTTAATGACCAACGGTGCTGGAGACCTAACATTTACTACTTTGACAGCAGCAAAGATCTCAGACTTCTCTGAGGCAGCTCAGGACGCCGTAGAAGGCGCGATAACGGCAGGCACGGGTGTAACCAAGGCCTATAACGACAATGCTAATACAATTAGCCTTTCAATTGGCCAGGACGTTGCCACCAATGCAGCAGTTACCTTTGGTAGCGTAGCAACTGGAGCAATAACGCTTGATTCTGGAACTGGTGAACTCAACACTTCGACTCAGCTTGTCACCGTGAACACGGTCACAACAGTTGATAGCTTTGATAAGACAGTATACAGAACAGCTAAGTACCTTGTTCAAGTAACCCAAGGATCAAAGTATACGACTTCAGAAGTATTGCTTGTTCATGATGGAACTGATTCTTACCTGTCAGAATATGCAGTAATTGAATTGGGCGGAACAGTTATTCCTTTAACAGTATCAACTTCAATCTCGGCAGGAAATGTGTTGCTAAGAGTGACAATTACAAACGCAGCATCAACAAACGCTACCGTTAAAGTTGCAAGAACACTTATAGCAGTGTGATATAATAATATAAGTTTTACAATTTAATAATACAATTAAATTTTAAACTAGAGGGACAGTGAACTTTAGTGGCGAATAAAGACTTTGTAGTCAAGAATAGCTTAATCGTTGGCGACACCGCTACGATCAATGGCGTACAAATTGACCCTTCTGGCGCCACTTCTGGTCAAGTCTTAAAATTTGATGGATCTAAATTTGCTCCAGCTGCAGATCAGGGAGCAACAGATACATCTAGTTATTCAACAACTATTGGCGATGGCAATAATTCTAGTTATACAATAACTCATGATTTAAACACTAGAGATATTTTTGTTGCCGTAAGAGATGTAAATAACCCATATGATTTGACTCAGGTTGGATGGGAAGCAACAACAGTTAATACTTTAAAATTAACTTTTTCAAGTATAGTATCAAGCAACTCAAGAAGAGTTACTGTAATATCTGCAGGTTCTTTAGATTATTTTTCGGCAACTGTGGGCAATGGCTCTAGTTCAAATATAAATATAGATCACAATTTGGGATCTAGAGAAGTAGTAGTTTCTTTAAGGAATGCAAATTCTTTATATGAAAATATAATAGCTGGAGTCAGTGCACCAACAGCGCAAAGAGTCACAATTGACTTTAGCTCACCGCCATTACTTAATTCAGTAAGCGCAAGCGTTTTTATGCCATCTGAAGGCTATAGTTATTCTTCTACTATTGGCGATGGAACAAGCAACAGCTACGTTGTAACTCATAATTTAAATACTAGAGATATTGGTGTTATATCCAGAAATACAAGCACTCCTTTTGATATGACTTCTATTCTATGGGAAGCAACAACTTTAAATACCGCAACAATTTATTTTTCTTCTGCTCCTAGTACAAATTCAAGAAAAATAACAGTATTTTCTGCCCTTGGAGGAAGTAAGTATATACCAACGTTTTCAGAGATTTCTATTGGTGTTCCAGAAACATCATCTTCTTCTGGTAACACGGGAGACATCGCTTACGACTCTAACTACGTTTACATATGCACATCAGCAAATACCTGGAAAAGATCTGCTTTGACAACTTGGTAATAAATTGCTATAATTGTTTTATGCCTGTAGAAGAACAACAAATTAACATAACAATCCCTAAAGAAAAGCTCGAACAATGGAATGTATTTTTTGCACTTCCTTGTTATGACTCACATGTAACAGAGCCTTTTATGATGAGCTTTTTACAAGCTTGTCTCTATTTTAAAGAGATTGGTTTAAAGTATTCAGTCTGCACAATTTCAGATTCTTTGATTAACCGCGCAAGAAATAATCTTGTTGCTAAGTTCATGGGCAGTCCAGACTTTACCCACATGGTATTTATAGATGTCGATCTTCAATTTGACAAAGAAGCTATATTAAAACTTTTGTGGCATGATAAAGATGTTATGACTGCGTCTTACCCAATCAAAGAAATTAATTGGGACAAAGTAAAAGAAGGTGCACAAGCTGACTTGCCAGCCCAAGACCTTATGGAATACGCTAGTAGATACGTAGTCCATATGACCAAGCCAGGTGAGAATCAATTAAATATTGATAACGGAGCAATCGAATGTTATGAAGCCGGGACTGGCTTTATGCTCATCAAGCGTCAAGTCTTTGACAAGATGTTTAAAAAGTATAAAAAGCTCAAGTACAAAGATGATACAGGAGCCTTACACGGTGCAGAAGCAGAAAACGCTTATGCATTATTTAACTCTTATGTAGATGACGATGGCAGATTTTTGTCTGAAGACTATGGGTTCTGTCGTTACTGGCAGAAGATGGGTGGAAAAATTTGGGTAGATCCAACAATTAATTTGACCCACTTTGGCAGAGTCAAATATGTTGGAAAAATGTTAGAATTTTTAAAGAGAATAACACAATAACTTTTAAGTTTCTGCATTACTATATCCCTAGTTGATTTTAATGAATTTACACTAGGAGTAACATGGCCCGCTTAAGAATTGAAACCGCACCTGAGATTACCGTATACGACGAATCTTTTGTAATTAAAGCAGCTGCTGGAGCAAGTGCTCCGTTGGCAGAGTTTAAAAACTCATCTGGTACAGTAGTTGGCAATATAGCATCAGATGGTACTTTGAATGTTCTTTCCGTTGTCAGCTCAAATGCAGGCACAACATCAACCTCACTTGCCACAAGGGGATATGTAGATTCATTAGCAGCAGGAATTAACTGGCACGAAGTTGCAAATTTAGCAACAGCTGCAGCACTGCCAACAGCCACTTATGCTAATGGTACAAATGGCGTAGGAGCAACTCTTACTGGTGATTCAAATGGCAGACTAACCGTTGACGGTTCACAGGTCACAACTGGCCAGGCTATATTGGTTAAGAACCAAGCAAACGCTGTTCATAATGGTATTTACACTGTAACTGAACAAGGTGCTACATCAACAACTGCATTCATTCTTACACGTAGAGCAGACGCAAATAATAGCTTAGCTGGTACACTAAAAACAGGTGATGCACTTCTGGTTCTTTCTGGATCAGCAAACTCTGGTCAAGGTTTTATTCTTACATCAACTGGCTCTGGCACTGCTGGTGCATTTGTTCTTGGCACTGATGAGTTAACATACACCCAGTTCACTGGAACAGCAACTTTATCTGCTGGTGGCGGCATGACAAAAACTGGAAATCAACTTGATGTCG